CTTTAGTGGCATGGCGCCATTCCTCAATGCCTAGTAGCAGGTTAGCGCCATCTGCTGTTGCCCAGCCCTTATCCGTGTAGATCGCTGGCACCCATGCTTCACCAGCTAGTACCTCAACAGGATCTGAGCTGATGCCAGCAGGAGTGAAATGCCGGAGGCTAGGCAGGTCCATATCGTTTGCGGAGCTGCTCTAATGTTACCTCTGCGCCATCATCACGCACCAGCTTTGCGATGGCATCGCGTGGCCCGTATTTGCTAGCCAGTTTGTTGAAGTATGCAACCTTACCGGGGCCTAGCGCAGCAGCTTGCACGCTGCGTGGTTGCTTTGCTAGCCACTCGCCATAGCTTTGATTGATTGGCACCTGGCCATCCTTGCTAGCCCGTGTTGCCGTGGTTGATGGCGGCAAGATATCAGGGTCGATGATCGGCACTGTCGTCGAGCGGCAGTTGAAATGCTGCGGTGGCATCGGTCCCTTGCCATATTCAAACTCACGGCCATCCAATGCAGCGCATATAGCACTGGTGCGAGTGTCAAGCGTGGCGACGTAGCGGTATTTCTTGGTGATGTCTTGGTTGGCTTCATATACCTGCTGGCTGGCGGTATTAGCTACTTGGTTAATGCTGGTGCGTACTAGCGTCATAATTTGGTTGTCAGCTACGGCAGTGGCTTGCCCGCCTGCTGCTACCAGTTGTCGGACGGTTTTGGCCTCCTCGCCAAATTGCAAGTTGCCAATCAACCGCTTGGCGATGCTTGGCGTGGTTTCACCTGTCAGCAACCCTTGCCGTACCACTTGGCTAAATCGCTCGGCTTGGTCTACGGCGATGCCACGAAATGCCTTGGTGACCACTTCACCATTGGGTAGCGTGATGGTGGCACCCTTGGCGGCGGTCAAGTTAAACACGCCAGTGCCAGCTTGGCGTGCTAATGCTTCTGCGCCTTCTACTGCTGCAAACAGGTCATCCGATAATGCCACCACGTTGAGCTGTGTTGGGTCAGTGGTGACCACGCTCTGCGCAAACTGCGGGCTTATCTCAACAGTGCGCACTGCATCACGGCTGCCAACCGGCAATGCCTTGCGCAGTTCTTCAGTTACAAACTCTGACTGCAACTGCGCCAACCCTTGCAGCTCAGTTGCGGTTAGCTCGGTTGCATCACCAGCCCATGTGCCAAGCGAGTCTTTAAGCTGCGCCAAAATGCCACGAAGCCTAGCAGCCTTAACTGGTGCGGCTAGATCATCAATGGTGCGCAACTGGTTGACGCTATCAATGATGATGTCGTTATATGCATTGATTACACGCCGCGCCACGCTATTGCTGTAGCGGTTCAGGTCTATTGCATTGCGGTATAGCGTTTCTGGTGTGCTCATTCGATAATACCTAAATCTGCAGCGGCATACCCTGACCGAATACTTACATTAGCGCCGCGCTGCAATGCACTGGTTACCACCGCAGCAAATGCGTCATAACCGTTCTGGCCATCTTCCATCAGTACCATCTCGTCTACCTCATCAGCCTTGCCGTCTACATACCAGCTAACGCGCACGATTGCTAAGATCTCCTCTGGCAATGCGCTGACGTGATAGTCAAGCTCCTGGTGTCTCGGCTTCTCCGGTTCGATCATCACTGCTACGTCGATCAACCAACTGATCAGGTTGTCGAGCAGGTTGTAGATCCATCCCCGCATTTGCTGTGGCATCTAGTTCCTCGTCAACGTCGAAGTCATCACCTAGCACATCGCCATCAGACAATTGCTGCAGCAAGGTTTCTTGAGTGATGGTCCCTGCAGTGTAAAGCTGCAACAGGCTGTTGATCTCCTGTGGGTCAAGCCTAGTACCCATAAAGTCGCGGTTGACGTGGCTGCTACCGGCTGCTTCATTTTGGCCTAGGTACTGCGCATGAAACTGCAAGCAGTTGTCGATCATGTCTTGCATGTTCTGCGCAATCACCATCATGGTGCTGTCGCCTTGGCTGCGGTTAATGCGCTTGGCTTCGGCGGTTTCAGCGGTTAACTTCTGGCCTAGCACTGCTGATAGTCCTAGTTCATTGATCTGCAGCGCCAATGCTTCTAGCCGCTTGAACTGGTACTGAAAGCTAGTACCGCCAGGTTCGATGTACTCAGCGCGGCCTTCAGCGGGAAATGCAATGGCTTCACCGGGGCCAGCTGATACCTCCTCAGCGCTTGATGGGAAGCCGTAAAAGGCCAGCATCGGCACTGCTGAAATGTGCAGCTGGTTGTCGAGGTCTGATTGGATCTGATACGTCTTTAGGTTCAGCTCTGCAATATCTTCCAACGGTGGCCGTGACTCCATAAAGCCAGTCCGGTTGGCGTAGGCGATGCTGAATGGAATTTCGCTAAGGCTGGTGCGGCCTTCATCTACGACGCGGAAGTCGCCCTTGTCATCTTTTTGATGAATCTCATATTCACCAGGCGTCAGCACCCGCACCTGCTGCACTAGCTTTTCGCCGTACAAGCCATCAGGCACACTGGCCACCTCCTGCAACCTGAGCATGGTTAGCTCCTGCTTGCCTTCCTTTGCTTCAGTGCGCCAGCCGAGGATCTGCCGTGGGGTGTATGTCACCCAATAGGGTCTACCGCCATCAGCAGGTGCATCCACCAATGTACCAACGTGGCCATAACGGACCATCTTGCGGGCTGACTCATATGTCCAGACGTTGAGGTCATTACCGTTGAGGTCAACATCAAATAGCTGTTCGGTGATGGTGTCGCTCGTATCAACCAACCGCACTGGCTTGCGCGTCAACATACCAGCCAGCAACCGCTCAAGGCGCTGGTAGTACGGCGGGCATACGCTTCTGGCCAAACGATTATTGTAGCTCTCATCAATTTCCCTGGGTTCCTGCGGTAGGTAGCGGCGATGCTTTTGCCGCATCCCGAAGGTGCCCTGCAGCAGGTCTTCAATCAAGATCCAATGCTGCTCTTGCGCGTACCAGGCAGTGTTCGGGTCTTGAACGCGAGTTACCTTGCGCTCTGCAATAGGACGGTCGTATGCGCCAAGGCCCGAATACATGTTCTACGTCAAGCTGCCGTCAGTGTAACGCTGTTACGGCTCACCTTAATCTCAAACTCATCACCAGGCTTAAATGCTTCGGTAATGTATGCACTGCCAACCATTAGGTTGCCGTTGAATTGCACCTTAGTCTTGTAGCTCAGCTTGCGACCTGCTTTTTTGCTGGTAGTTGCAAGGCTGATGCCTTTGGCTTCTAGCAGGGCTTCATAGAACTGCGTGAAGCAAACCTTGTCATCCTTGACGTAGCCGCAAGCGCGAACGATGTCAGTTTTATTGGAGTCGCCAAGTTCCTTGACTTTAGCGAGCAGTTCAGATCCGGTCAGCATTGGGTAGTGAATGGTAAGCCTGGTCAATATAGCCTTACGCCGGTTCCACGTCCAGCCCCTGCATGTAGTGGGTTGAACTCACGCCATATGACGTAACCCAGTGCATCATTCATGTGGTCGTAACCGCCATCCTTATCGGGGTCGCCTTTCTCGCTGTAGCTCTGCAGCTCTAAGCATTCGATCACCTTGCGACAACTGGCTGCAATGGTGAGCCTGACTTGGCCTTTGCCATTTTCCAGCAAAGCTTGAACAGCAGCCACGCGATCACGAACGCCAGGGTTGCTCTTAGGTGATTGGTTGCTGAAACCATAGGACTCCAAGATTTGAATATCGGTTTGGCTTGCATTGGTGCTGCGGTTACCACCGCTGGCATCTGGGTATGCGTAGATGCGGTGATCGGGATAGCGGCGCTTGATCTCCTGCGCCAAGGCGTCGGTGTCATGGGCGCCTGAGATCTCATCAACTACTAGCAAGGTGTTGCTTTGCCTGATGGCGATGACGGCTGACATGTTGCCTACGTTGAAGTCAATGCCAACGCGCAACGGTTGCTCGCTGATGTCTGGTATGTCGGTGATGATGTGCTTGGCGCGGTCAAAGCGGTCATATACCTGGCCAGTGGTGAGGTTGACGAACTCACCATCGAGGTATGCGCGTAGCAGTTGCGGGTCGTAGTTGGCTTGCAGCCGCTCGATGAAGTCCGGCGGCAGGTGCGGGTTATCAG